AACTAAGAGAGGAGCACTTCTAATGGCAGGTTTGCAGACTTCCATTCAATTACAAGATCGAATGTCAGCAGTACTAAATAACATAACTCAGTCTATGTCCATTATGCTCTCAGTATTTGAGCAGGCACAAGCGGCGACTGACGCAGGGCTTAATGTTGCTTCCATAAATACAGCAAGGCAGGGAATCGCAGAAGCCTCTGCTGAAATGGTACGTTATCGGGAAGAGCTTGAAAAAGCTGCAGCCACTCCGCCTTCCCCTCCGGAACCAACTTGGAGCAAACCATCATCACCAGTGGTTTTTATGAATTCAGGAGTTGACCGTTTTCAAGCAGAGTATCGGGCGACTGATCAAATGGCAAGGCAATTATATGAATCCCAGAAGGCCATTACAGCTCAGGCCATGAGCATGACAGTGACACCTTTAGGAATGTTAAATGATGTTGCTACCATAGAAAACCGAATTCAGGCACTGTCCATCAGGGTCCAGCAACTTAACAGTATACCGGTGAATTTAAGAAACGATAAAACCAATAATGAACTGGAATCCATTCGTGGAAAACTTAACCAGGCGGTATCAATACAGGAAACATTAAACAAAGCTATGAGCCGGATGGATATCAGCACCGCCAATTCAGCATACCAGCAGCTTAATTCAGTCATAGATTCGGCAGAACGAAATATCCGAGATAATCTAAATGCTCAGAATCAATTTAACAACACTATTAGGGAAGGAACCGGTGCGGCTTCTGCATTAGGGCCAATCCTTAGAGGAGTCCTTGTAAGTGTTGGTCATGCATTCAGTGCTCAAAAGGTTATAGCTTTGTCTGACAGTATAACTCAGTCAACAGCCAAACTGAATCTTATGAATGATGGTCTTCAAAGTACTGAACAATTAAATCAGATGATATTTGACTCTGCTCAGAGAGCTAGGGCACCCTACATGGACACAGCCAGTGCTATATCTAAGATGGGGTTGAATGCAGGAAGTGCTTTTAGCAGTAATAAAGAATTAATCGCCTTCATGGAGCAGGTAAATAAGCAGTTTGTAATCGGCGGAGCGACCGCGCAGGAACAATCCAATGCTATGATGCAGTTATCACAGGCAATGTCCACTGGAACGCTAAAGGGAGAGGAGTTAAATTCTATCCTTGATGCTGCTCCAGGAATTGCAAGAACTATAGAAAAGAATATGGGGTGGGCAGAAGGCTCCATTAAACAATATGCTGAAAAGGGGGAGATCTCAGCACAAGTTATAAAAGCATCGCTTCTTAACATGGCAGATGAAACGAATGCAAAGTTTAACTCAATGCCGATGACATTTGGCCAGGTAATAACGAGTATACAGACCGCACTGTTACAGCAATTTTTCCCTGTGATACAGGCAATTGGACAGGGAGCCACTTTTATTAATGATCATTGGTCCACGATTGCGCCCATATTTTACGGAGTTGCGGCAGGTATATTAATTACGGCTCTGGTATTTGGCGTTGCAGACCTAGCGGCAAAAGGGTTTTTTACTACGGTCCTAGCAAATCCAGTCACCTGGATCATGATAGCAATGGCAGCGGCAATAGCGGTTGTAGTAGCTGTAATCTATAAATTTGTGCAATCCGTAGGTGGTTTACAGGTGGCCTGGCTGATTTGTGTAAATGAAGTACTGAATCGCGTAAATACTCTAAAGCTTGGACTTATGATGGCTTGGATGAATATGCAAAACAGTATTGATAACATGCTTTTTGGATTCGAGGTGTTTAGGGTAGGTGTTCAAAATACCATTGGAAATATGAAAGTAAAAGTACTTAATACATTACAATCGTTAGTAAATGGTGCAATTGATAGAATTAATAAATTAATAAATATAGCTAATAGCGTAGGAGGCTTATCAATTCAATTAATTGATCATTTTGAGTTTGGGACTGACGCGGCAATAGAAGAGCAGATAAAGCAGAGACAAAGAGCAGCGGATTTGATGGTCAAGAATGATATAAATGCAAAGGCAAAAGCTGACCGGCTGAGTGATTATGAAAGAGCAGTAAGGGCTGTCGATGATGCGAGGATGCAAAGACGGGCAAGAATAGAGAGTGCTAAAGCTGATGCATCTGGACGTGCTGCGGAAGGTGACGGTGCCGCAGGCGCTTATGATTCAGATGTCGCCGGAAATATAGGGAAAACCGCCGATAATACAGCGCGTATGGCAGATAACATGGATGCATTAGATGAAGAAATTAACTATATGCGTGATGCTGCAGAACAGGAAGTTATTAATCGTTTTACTCTGGCAGAGCTTAAGATTGATCTAACCAATAACAATACCCTGAAGACAGAAACAGACTTTGCCCAAATGAATGGCATGTTAAATAACCTGACGGACGAGATCCTGTCGACAGCAGCGGAGGGAGGGCATTTATAGTGGCTTATGAGGTTTACATTAATGATATGCTCCTTCCCTTACCTCCGGAGAAGATTCCGATTAAATACAGTGGTAAGAATAAAACAGCTACACTGATCAACGGGGAAGAGATCAATATGGTCCGTCCACCCGGCCTCGCGGAGATTGACCTTGATATCGTGATTCCTCAGATGAATTATCCTAGTGCAGTTTGGGACGGAAGTATTGATAGCGCAGAAGATTTCCTGGAGAGATTGAAAGGACTGAAAGAAAGCGGAAGTTCCTTTGAATTCATTGTGATCCGTGATGGTCCAGGGAGGAAAATCTTCTATGATACCAATATGGATGTAACTTTGGAGGATTACAAAGTTTCTGATGATGTAAAGGAAGGGTTAGACCTCGTTGTCTCCATATCCATGAAAGAGTATAAAAGCTATGGAACTAAAATCATGAACTTTGTAATAGAGGAAAAGCAGGCGGTTCAAACGTCGGAATCTGAACCTGAGCGCCAGGGGACGCCGCCTGCAGCAAAGGCATATGCAGTTGTAAAAGGCGACAGCCTCTGGGCTATTGCAAAAAAACAGCTAGGAGATGGAAGTCGATGGCAAGAGATTTACAGTCTGAATAAAGACAAAATCAGCAATCCCAATCTGATTTATCCCGGCCAGGTTTTTAGTCTGCCTTAGATTTTATGGTTGTCTACTGCCATCTCATAGGCACGTTCCATATCATCACCATTTTTAGACATTCTGGCAGGTCAGGAAAGGGGCTCAAAAGCCACTATTTTCTGTGTTTATGGAAAAGTGTGGGATAGAAAAGTTTTTTCATAGTAATGCCTCCAGTTTAACTAGGTGGGATGGGGTTTATTTCAGGCTCACCTGTTTTAATATTGTCTGTTCCAGACCTCACTTTAACGGTTTGAAATGATAAGGAATGATGGTTTGCTTATAGTCTTAGGATTCCTTCGTTTTATATGGGAGCCGTTTTTTGAGATGTAATCTTTTGCAGCGCCTCTCTTTATTATGTTTCTATTACAACACGTAACATTACGTATAAGGTGGTGGTAATTTGGAAATACATTTATATATACAAAACGGGCAGACGGTTTACGAACCGGTAGTCCAAGGAAGCATTACTTGGGAGACGCATCGCAAAGGTCAGCCAGGGAAATGTTCTTTCACCATAATTCCAGACAATAATCTTAAGATTGAGGAAGGGAATGCAATACGATTTGATGCGAGCGGAAAGACTGTTTTCTTCGGATTTATCTTTGAGAGAAGCTGGAACAGTGATGGACAAATGAAGATTACGGCTTATGATCAGCTTCGGTATTTAAAGAATACCGATAGTTATAATTATTCCAATCTAACTTCCGGGGAGGTGATTTTGATGATTGCCCGGGATTATAATTTGCAGACTGGGATGCTCATTGATACCAGTCATAAACTGTCCAGGAATAGGCAAGGCAAAACTTTGTTTGATATTATTCTGGACTCCCTGGATTTAACTCTGATCCATACCGGGAAGATGTATGTGCTGTATGATGAAACTGGGAAGCTGGTGCTGAACGACGTGGAGAATATGAAGCTCGATATCATGATTAATGATAGCACCGCTCAGGACTATGATTATAAAATTAGTATCGATAGCAATACATATAACAAGATCAATATTCACTTTGATAATAACGAGTCGAAGAAGCGAGAAGCCTTCATGGCGAAAGATATCGTAACGATCAACAAATGGGGAATACTCCAAAAGGATGTATCTGAAAAGGGGGGAAACGGGCAGGCCGTGGCTGAGCGGTATTTAACCCAATATAACCGACCTTCCAGGAGCCTGAGCATTAGAGGGGCGCTTGGAGATATCCGGGTAAGAGCTGGTTGTCTGATTCCGGTTTTTCTGGACATAAAAGAAATGGAACTAAAAAACTATCTGTTGGTAGAATCCGTCACCCATAAGATTGATGAGGGGATTCATACCATGGATTTGACATTGAGAGGGGTTGGTATCCATGGCTGATGCAGTTTGGGTAGAGAATATGAAAAGGATTGTTTTACAGGCCATGGAGGAGGGGGATCCCTGCGACATTATTCCAGGTACCGTGATTAAGGTTTCTCCCTTATCCGTACAGATCAATCAGAAAACTACCCTTTCCGAAGATCAGATTCTTGTACCTGAACGTTTGACTGATCATACAGAACAGTTATCTATCCCGGAAATTGGAGAGGTGTCTGTAATTGTGAAAAACGGATTGCGCCCAGGGCAGAGAGTACTCATGCTACAAAAACGAGGCGGTCAGCAATTTGCTGTGCTTGATCGGTGGTAGAAAGGAGAGAGTGTCATGCTTCCAGAGACAGGAAATATTTTAAGACAGGATTTTAAAATCGTGCGGCAACCGTCTAAAACCTTCAAGGTTGATATAGAGAATCAGAGGGTTATTGGAATTGTAGATGGTTTGGAAGCAATTAGGCAGGCCGTGTACTGTATGCTTCATACTGAGCGGTTTGAATGGTTGATCTACAGTTGGAATTATGGGACGGAGCTGGACCGGTTATTTGGTCAGTCCATGGGTCTTGTGAAATCTAAATTAAAAAAGCGGATAAAAGAAGCATTGATGCAGGATGACAGGATCCTAAGCGTTGATGCTTTTTCTTTTGAGGAATCGGGACGGAAACTCCATGTAAAATTCATCGTCCATACTTCCATAGGCGATATCAGCGCTGAGAAAGAGGTGAGTGTTTAGGTATGTATGAAGATGTAACCTATGAAGCTATTATAAAAAGGCTTCTTAACCGTGTACCAGCCGAACTTGATAAAAGGGAAGGTTCCATTATATATACGGCCATTGCCCCGGCGGCGGCGGAGCTTGCCATCATGTATATTGAGTTGGATACTGTATTAAAGGAAGCTTATGCAGATACTGCGGACCGTGAATATCTGATCCGTCTGGGGAAAGAGAGGGGGATCACTCCAAAACCAGCTACTTTTGCAGAAGTGAAAGGGGAGTTTAATATGGATATCCCCATTGGCAGTCGATTTTCCATGGATATGCTCAACTATATAGTAGTGGAAAGGCTAGGAGTAGGTATATACAGATTACGGTGTGAAGTTGCGGGATCTGCAGCGAATAGTAAGCTGGGAGCTCTCGTGCCAGTTGATTATATTAGGGGGCTTACAAGGGCAGAGTTAACGAAATTGATGCTGCCTGGAGAAGAGGAAGAAACGGATAAGAGTTTAAGAGAACGGGTTCTTATGAAACTCCAAAAACCATCTACTGGAGGAAACAGATACGATTACTATAATTGGGCCATGGAGTGCGAGGGCGTAGGAGCTGCAAAGGTATTTCCCCTATCAAGCGGCCCTGGTACCGTAAAAGTAGTGATTGCGGATTCCAATCGGTCCAGTGCCGGCGCTGATCTGGTAGTTCTGGTCGCAGATCATATCGAAGAGGTGCGTCCCATCGGAGTCGATGTGTCTGTTGTATCTGCGAAGGAAAAGGAAATCAATGTGTCTGCTGAGATCAAGATGAAAAACGGACTGAACCTAAGTACGGTCCAGAACTTGTTTGAGGAAGCACTTACGGAATACCTGCAAGAAAATGCATTTGACGTTTCCTATCTCAGTCTGGCCAAGGTTGGAAATATGCTGCTTAACACGGATGGAGTGGAGGACTTTACGAATCTACTGATCAATGGAGTTGCTGGAAACCAGGAACTGCAGGAGGTAGAGATTGCCGTACCTGGCACTATTACCTTGGAGGTGATATAGGTGGAGATCAATAAGTTTTGCGAAAAGCTAAATAAAATAGATGGCAATATCTATGTGTTGGAGGAACGGGTGGAGCTAACAAGAGGCGTCTATGATGCACTGTTGCAGCACGATAACATTAATACATCCACCCTTTCTGTGTATACCGGGCCGAAATTGACCGGTGAGAGGATCCAGACCTATGTGCTTTCTACGCCAAGTCTCACTCCATGGAAGCGAACCATACGCATTTATGCCGATGTACCTGCGGTCTATATCAGCTATGAGGCCGAGGGCGATACTGTGGAGGCCGAGGACGTCAACCGGCTACAGGAAGAAATGGTCCGTACCCAGGAAGCAGTCAACGGAGAAATCAGCCGAG